CCCGACGTGCCAGCCCACCCAGCCCGGCGCGACCGATGGCAAAGCGCAGCAGCGCGAACTGACCGATCAGTCCACCCAGCGCGATCATGACGCCGCCGGCAGCGACCATCAGAATGCCGAAACCGGCAGCGACTAGGGCGAGGCCCTTGGCGATCGCCGGATGACGCTGCGCTGCACCGGTGAGGGCTTTCAGCAGGGTGACGAGTTTCTGCAGCGCGCCCACGTAGAGCGGCAGCAGCGTGGTGCCCAGCTCTTTGTAGAGGTTGGCCTTCTGCGCGAGCAGTTCGGCTTCCTGGCCTTGCGCGGTGCCTGCAGCACGCTGGTACGTCGCATCTGTGCCCTCAAAATCAGCCGACGCCGCGAGTTGTTTCTGGATGTTGCCGCGCTGCATGTACAGGCCGGCGAACAGGTCGCCGCCCTTGCGCGCACTGAACAGGCTGTTGAGCTTGCTGACGATCTGGTTCTCGGTCAGCCTGCCCTTGGGATCGATGCGCGGAATGACCTCCTTCATCAGGTACTCGAAGGGGTTGGTCTCGTACAGCGCCTGGTTCTTCAGTGCGCCGGGTAGCATCTTGGTGATGTGGCCGTTCTTGCCGTACTTCACGGCACCTTTGTTCAACAGGCCCAGCTGGCTGAGCGCCTCGGCGGTCTGTTGCGTGCTTCGGCCAACCGCCCAGTTCTGATACGCGCTGGCAAAGCCGGTACCGGAACGCATGCCGCCCATTTCCTGAATTGTGTGCATGGCACCGAAGAACAGCGACTTCTCATCCATCTGTTTAGTGGCCACGCCACCGACCTTCATCGCCTCCAGGTAGTCGCTGGGCTTCACCAGGCCGCCGCTGCCGACATAGGCCTTGGTCATCATGTCGAGCAGATGGTTGAACGCTTCCGGTGTGGTGGTCGCGTTGCGCAGCTCGCCGGTCTGGATCGCCGCGATCAGCTCGCCGATGGTTTCACTGCCATGGCCGGAGCCTTCGCCCTTGGACGCCATCAGCGCCTCGAAGGTGAGCTTGGTCTTGAGCAGCGACGGCGCGACCGCGATCGCTTCGTGCATGTCGCGGAAGATGCTGTTGGCGTCCTTGAGGATCTCCAGCTTCTCGGTCTGCGAGCTACCGATGGTCGCGTCGTTGGTCGCGAAGTGCTGCGCGCGCGACACGTCGGCGGCGCTGGTGCCCTGCGCACGCAACTGCTCGGTGATGATCTGGTAGTGCTTGGCCTCGTCGATGGCCGGCGCGACCTGGCCCATGACGCGACGGCCGCCCTCGAGGGTGGCATAGCCGGCGATGGACAAGTGCGCACCGAGCGCTTCGCTCTTGCGCAGCTGGTCGTGCAGCGTGGCCAGCTTTTGCGCCTGCACACCTTGCGCGCGCAAGGCCGCGGTCTGCTGCGTGATTGCGGTGGTGGCGCTGGCGGACTTCGCGCGCAGCGCGGCCTCGGCGGTGCCGAGCTGGTGGGTGTTTACGTCAGCAGCGCGCAACGCCGCGCGAAGGCCCTGCAGTTTGGCCTGCTGCGCGGTGTGTTCGGCCTTGAGCTTGGCGCCTTCGCGCGTGAGTTTATTGAACTCGGCCGAGAGCTTGGCCGACGGGTTGGCGGTGGCCTTTAGTTCTGCTGCCGCTGCACGTGTGCGCGTCTGCAGATCGGCCATACGCTTGGCCGTCTCGACGGTGCCTTGTTTAAGCTGACGGAACGCGCCGACCTGTTTCTGCGTCTGGTCGAGTTGGCGCAGCGCGTCGCGGGTTTTCTTGAGTTGGGCCGCGGCGCCGGTCGCGGAGCCCTGCACTTTTTTGAGCGGCGCGCTCGCCTTGTCCAGCGTCTGCAGCAGCACCTGTAGTTTGAGATCCACGCGCTACTCCATTCCACACCGTTCGCGGGCGCGCTCGCGCCACTGCATCAATTCCAGCAAGGTGAGGTCGACCATCGCGGCGGGTGACCAGTGGAACACCACCGCGATGTCGGCCATGGCGTCCTCTACGCAGCGAGGGAAGCCTTGACGTCCTTCGGTAACAAAAAATGGAGAATCTCGGTGCCGATCGCCATCAGATCGGGCGCTTCGAGTTTGTTGATGTCCTCAGTGGTGAGGAACGGATCGCTGATGCGTGGCAGTACCTTGGCGATGGCGCTGACTTCCATCTGGGCCAGATCGGCCAGGCTCACACCGCGCAGCTCGCCGGCCTTGGGACGGCGCAGTGTGATGCCGGTGATGGTCTGCTCGCCGCGCGTGATCGGCGTGTCGAGCGTGACAGTGGCCGTGGCGTTGTTCGGCTGTGCGGGAATGTCGGTGTTCTTCGTCATGGATCGCTCCGTCGTGATCGGATGGTGAGGGATGAGGGTTACAGGCCGAGCGCGCGGCGCTGCTGGGCGAGGCGATCGACGCCGCCGACGTTGAAGATGAAGTTGAGGCGGTCGATCTCGATCTCGACGACGCCGTTGATCGTCAGCTTGTAGTACGCGCAGCTGATGCTGTACTTATGCGCGGTGTCCTCGCCGGGCTTGGCGTTGCCCATGTCGATCTCTTTCGGGCGGCCGCGCACCACCACTTCGACGGCATCGACGTCGCCGGTGTCGTCTCGCTGGTAGGCGCCGGCAAAGCGCGTCATGTAGGCGGTGGCGCTGGTGGCACCGAACTGCCGGATCGCCTCGCGGACGATGCCGCCGGCGGTGTATTCCAACGTGAGCAGTTCGCCGCCCAGATCGACTTCAACACCGCCGTCCATGCCGCCGCTGCGGATCTCTTCCATCTTGCGGCTGAGCTTGGGCAGGGTGATCTCGGGCACCTTGCCGGCGTAGTTGACGCCGTCGTTGAACACGTTGAAGTTTTTGAGCTTGCTGGGCAGTGCCATGGCGGAGTTCCTCTAAAGGTGCAGTGAAGCGCGACCGCCGTAGCGGCCGCACTTAAGTCAGGCGTTGATCGCTGCGGCGAAATCAGCCAGGTACGCCGTGGTGATGTGCTGGCGTAGCAGCAGATCCTCCAGCGGCGGCACCGGCGAGTAGTCGTAGTCGACGATGGCTTTGCCGCCCGCGAGGGTGCTCTGGTCGTTGGCGCTGGCGTCGTACCAGGCGCTGCCGCCGAGGATGTAGCCACCCGTCTTGAGGTCACGGAATTTGGCGTTGATGCCGTCCATGATGTCTTTCACCAGGCTCGGGTACATCGACTTGTCCGAGGCCCACAGGAAGCCGTCGGCGATCGTGTCGCCCAACACCTGCGCGGTACGTGTGGCGGATTCGAAGACGAAGTCCGGATCATCCGAGCAGGTGCGGTTGCCCCAGAAGCGGAAGCCCTGCGTGTTGATCAGCGTGGTGATGCCGGCGGCATTGAGTACGCCCGCATCGGTCGCCGAATCCTGCAGATCCCAGTGCACGTCACGACTGATGCCGGTGACACCGTTGACGGCGACGTTGCTGATGGTTTTCTGCCAGCCCTGGTCCTGGTCGATCTGCGCACGCAAGCCGAGCGCGTAGGCGACGGCTGGCACTTCGACGTCGGCATTGGCGACGGTATCGAAGGCCATGACGTTGGGCCAGATCACCATCACTTCGCGCTGGCTGAAGGTGGCGCGGTAAGCGATGGCCTCGGTGACGCTGGTGGCGCCGTGGGCGTGCACGTAGGCCATGCCGCGCAGTTTCTTTGCCACGATGGCCAGCGCGACACTCACGGCCGGCGTGTCCAGACCAGGTGCACCGATGATGCGCGGCTTGATGCCGAGACGACCCTGCGCACCGAGCAGCGCCTGCATGCCGGTGAGCCGGCCGTTGGCGTCGGTCGTGCCGATCACGTTGCTGCTGGTGGCGGCTTCGTCGACGCCCTTGGCCACGCGCACGACGATCACGATCGGCTTGGTCTGCGCGTTGATGGCTTGCAGATCCGGCAGCAAGGTGCCCATGGCGGCTGACCCGGCCTTGCCGATGGCCGCCTGCACGTCGGTGACCAGCACGGCGGTGTTCAACGGGAACGCGGCGACATCGGCATCCTCGCCGGTGGCGACCAGGCCGATAACGGCAGTGGAGGGGACCGTCAGGGTGCGCGCACCGCTGGTGGCTTCGACAACGCGGACGCCGTGGTGGTAATCGTTGGGCATGGTGAATCCTCGGGTGATGCCGTTAGGGCACGGCGCTGAGTTGCAGGGGGACGGTGATCGCGGCGGGCTGGGCGACGGGTGTGTCGGTGCGCACGCCTTCGAGCGTCACCACCACCTGGCCGGGCTGGTCGCCCAGAGCCATCGACACGCGCGACAACTGGACGCGCGGTTCCCAGCGCATCAACGCGGTGGCGACGGCGGCGACCAGGCGGATTTTTGTGGCGGTGTTGAATGGCTGGTCGATCAGGCGCGGCAGCAGCGAGCCGTAATCACGGCGCATGACGCGCGAACCGACCGGCGTGCCGAGAATGTCGCCGATCGACTGCTGCAGGTGCGCGAGCCCGTCGAGCGGCTTGCCGGTGGTGCGATCCATGCCGCGCATTACAGCGGCGCTCCGGTAACAGGACCTTCGATGGGGTGAGCGTGGCCCTTGACGCTCTTGCCGCCGCCGGTGACGTCGATGGTCGCCGTGAGCTTCGTATCGACGGTGACATCGCTGGCGACGTGCAGCGTGGCACCGAGGTCGGTGTCGTCGGTGACCGAGAGCTTGCCGACGATCCGGGTATCGCCAGCGAGAGTGATGCCGCCGGAGGCGGTGACATGCGACTTGCCGCCCTCGGGCAGCGTCGCGGTGAGCTGATGCGACTCGGGGTCATAGCGAAAGACGGCGCCATCGCGGAACGTGGTGACCTTGGCCGTGGCGCTGCCGGCCGGGCGCGGTACCGCGTTGGAGTAGATCGCCGGATGCACGACACCGCGCGCGGTATCCCCGCCGGGACAGAACACCATCACCTGCTCGCCGATGCTCGGGTCCCAGCCCGTGCTGGCGTCACCGGCACGTTCCACAAACCACGGCATCGGCCGCGTCAGCAGCGCACCGGTCCTTACCGTGCACAAGCCTGCGTCATGATCGACGGAGGCGATCGTGCCGAAGCGCAGCAGGTTCTGCAGCAGACGCAAGATTTCGACGAGCTGATCCATGCCGGCATGGTGCTAATGCCATGCGCGCGAGGGCTAGGCGCGGCCGATGTACCAGTGGGCTGGTACATCGATAAACGGCGTGTCGTGTAAAAGCGGCTCCGCGCTCTCGTTGAATTTCTGCTTAGACGGAGCCCTCAACGCTGCAGGTCAGCGTGATGGTCGTCGTCGATAAAACCTGTCCCGTTGAAGCATTGCGGAACTGTATGGTGAGTGCGCCGCTCTGGTCTTTGGAGCCGCCTTGGAATCCGACGGTCTGCCCGAAGCCCGCCTGCTGCGCCGCGCTGCAGGACAGCCAGTTCGATGCACTGCCAAAGCTCCCGCTGGTGGTTCCTGACGACTGGTTTAGCGTCCACGACCCACTGAACGCGACTTGCACCGCCGAGACGGCCAGCCCGAAGGTGTTCCATGTGCCGGACGCGTTGACCGTGTTTCCCGCCGGTATCGTGCCCGAGGCGGCGGCGTGTGCACGGTAACCCGTGACGTTATACGTGCCGTTCGTCGCGACGTTGAAGTAAATGTTGGCTTGCGCCGTTTGCCGATTACCCGCCACGTCGCCCGCGTTATATTGCTTGCCGTTGATGGGCAGGCTATAGACGGCCGTGCCCCTGGTCGTCCATCGCGGGCCGTTGTCGACGCCGGCACTGTTGCGGTAACCGAAATTCGGTCCTGGTGTTCCGTAGGGTGCGGCGGCGTATTTCAAACCCACCCCGTTCGAGAGGCGAAAGTTCTCGGCTTGCGGCCCGTCGCCGACGATGTCGGTATCAAAAAGGTTGTCGGCATCGACAGCGGCGCCATTGCGATAGCCCGACATCAGCCGACTGCCGTTTCCGATACCGGAGCCGGCATGAGTGACGCCGCGGCAGCAGCGGCGTGCGCCGCCATGACGGCCGCGCGCTCGTTGTAGAGCGCGTCATATGCCGCCTTGATGACTAGCGCTAAGCCAGCCGTCGATACCTTCGACAAATCGGCACCGGTCACGGGGTCGGTGCCGACACCAAAGCACCGCGGTGCAATGTCAGCAATGGTGACCTGCAATACGTCGTAGTCGCCGTTCAACGGCTGATACGCGTTGTTGACGAACAGGCTTTCGCGAGCTTGAAAGGAGACCACGCCGCTGCCGGTCGACGGATCGTAAAGGAGGTGGGTTTGCTCGGCGATCATCTCGGCCGTGATGCCGTCGGCGATGGTACGAATGCGTGCGTTGGGTGCCATGGGTAAAAGTACCTTTTGGGTTTATGCGTTGAGTGCGTCGACGCGTGCGGAAAGCTCTTTGATGGCTTGAATCAAGACGGGCGTGATCTGCGCGTAATCCACGGTCTTGCGACCGGCACCGTCTTCGCTGACGGCCTCGGGGATCAGGGGTTCCAGTTGTTCGGCAATCACGCCCAGACGGCGACGGCCATCGGGGTTGTAGGTCTTTTTGTAGACGTAACTCGCCGTCTCGATGGCGCACACGGTGGCAAGCCCGGCGCGGACGCGCTTGAACTTCGTTTTCAGCGCCTTGGAGGAGCCCACCTGAAATCCGCC